GTTATAATAAACACTACCAGCATAGTTCTCAAATGTACCCTCAAACTCTTGTCTAAAAGTTCTAATATCAATATCTTGTTTAGCTTGTTCTATTTCTTCAGCAGAAACCATTCCACCTTGAATAGTTGTAAATTGAAAACTCTCCCATTCCTTATCTTGCTTACCTTTTAAATATAATTCATAAGACCAATTACCATAACCTTTAGGTGTTCCACAAAATAATACATGACCTAATCTATCTGAAATAGATGCCCTTAATACTTCGTACCAAGTACGCTTATCTATGTCAGCAAATTCGTCTAAAATTAAAAAGTCTAACCCACTTCCACGAAGTGAATCATAAGCATCAGCCCCCTTTAATGAGATTATACTATTCGATTGTCTTATCGTAATAGTCATTGTTGTTTCGTTAATATCCTCAATCCAATTAAACTGATTAAGCATTTCTTTAAGTGTTCCCCATACGATCTCTTTGGCCATTTTAAATGTAGGTGCTACATACCAAATTCTTCTATTTGGCTGACACGCATATTTCATCATTTCAGTTACAGCTAAATAAGTTTTACCAAATCTACGACCTGATATTAAAACTCTGAACCTTGCTTTACTTGATGATACTTTAAGCTGGGGTTTTGTCAGGGTTATTTTCATTACAAAAGTAAGATATGTATAATTTGTCCTCGTTAAATTTTTGTTGATACTCGTTAGTAACTCTAATTGTAACAGTAGCACCAGCTTTAGTGCAATCTGTCCAAGTATCAAATTTTACAGGGTGTACTGCTGGAGTATTACAGAATCCTGTAATGGCAGAGCAGATAGTATAAGCTAAAACAAATTTCATTTAGATGATACTATCTTTTTAATTGATTTACTTCCATCTATATTTTCTTCTAGTTCAGCTTTTACTTCTCCACACATAAATTGTTTATTTTCCATATTCATATTTCTTGTTGCTTCTCTTTTCATCTTTAAGCAAGTAGATAAACTATCTTGTATTCTATGTTCAATTAACTCGCCATTAATAAATAAGCATAATACAAATACAAAACCTATCATTAGTGATCTCCATTTAATTTGCCAATATTGGCTCTAACACTATCTTTTAATTTTTCTGTATCAATTCTAAGTCTTTCAACATCTTGCTGTAATCTATCAATATTAACTTTGTTATTCATCATGTCATCAACTCTAATTGTTAGCTTTTCTAAACCCTCAGCAATATGCTCTAATAACATAAATTGCTCTTGGTCGATTGGCTTTTGAACAGAAGCCTCTAATAAATCTTGTTCAAATAATTGATTTTTAGTCTCAAGCTGATTGAGTCTTTCAATAACTCCAAAGCTAAACCATGCACCAATAACTATAGCACTAATTAAACCTATTAAATTTCTAAGTGGTAATCCTATGTTTGTATCTTCACTAATTTTCATAATGGCTTCATACAAAATGCTAAAAATACAAATCCTAAAATCAATATTCCTGTAAAGTAATAGTTCATAGTCCTACCCATATTATTTAGCTACTTTGCCCTTGTTAATTCCTTTTTTAATTACATATTCTCTAGTGCCATTAGCATTAGCCTCTACTTCTTTTTTTAAATATCTAAATAAGTTCATTTCTTTTAACTTTTTTTCTGCATGTTTTTTAAACGACTCTAAAACTTTAATATCTCTCATTTGCTACCACCAATATATCCACCTATAACACCTATCAATCCTGTTACTGACATTTTCATAAGTGTAATTACAGACTCATCTACAGGCCTATTTTCTTCTAATGCTACCCAATAATCTCCTATGATAATGACACCAAGAAGTATTAAGACACCACTTGTTATTAATAAAATCACAATATCTTTAAAATTTTTAATCATTTCTTTTTTTTCTTTTTAAGTCTAGGGTCATCAGATACAAACCTATCAAACAAATAACCCATAAAGTTATCTACTATTCCAAATACTCTGTAAATTATATTATCAATCATACTTTGAACCCTTTTTGCCATGATTTAACTGCCCAATATACAGGAGTTGTATTTAATTGTTTGCCTGATCGTTTAGCTTTAGCCAAGATGGGACGAAACCTCGCCATGAATGATCTTTTTCTCGCTGGAATATTCTTTTTTATAGATAGCTTCTTATCGCCAAAATTAACTTTGACTACTCTGCCTGTCTTACGATTCTTTACAAATACTTTAAACTTCTTAACATCTCCACGCATAGGTTTGTTAAGTTTAACAGTTTTATTTTTGTATTTAGCCATGTGGCATAAATATCACAAAATTATCTCTTAAAGAACCTTTTTCTCCATTCGTGGCATATGTAATTATCTTTTACAGCTTTAGCACCCCAACGACCACAGAATGATCTTTTGTTAGAGTATAATCCACAATTACCACAAGCCTCTGCTTTTAAACTTTTCTGGAATGATTGAGGTAGAGAATAATCTATGATCTCTCCATTAGGATAAAAGTTACTTCGCTTCTGTTCCACTCTCTACCAACTTTCTTAAATCTTTTACAGCATCTTCAAGTTTCTTTTGTCTTCTTAAAGCAATATCTCTTTGTATTTTTACTTGCTCTAACTCAGCTTTCATTTGATCTTTTTGTTGTCTTAGTTTTAAAAATGTATTCTCTCCGATTAGTTCACTCATATTATCTTCCTTGTCCTTTGTATCTAGTTTGTTTTTGTTGTCGTTTTTCATGTTTGTTTTTGTTCTTCTTATGTTTTCCAGCACCTCTTTTTGGTGGTTTATCTCTTGGTATGAAGTGCGTGAATTTTTGTTTAGCCATTTACCTCGTCAGCTTTAGCATCAATAATTAATGGTAGAGGTTCAACAGTTTGTGTGGTGTGTATCTTATCAACCATGTTAAGTTCATTCTTAGATAGCCAGATAAGTAACTTAGGATCGCCTTTTAAGGCTCGTTCCCAAAGTTTCTTTCTCAAACTTGCTCTGCCGATATTTTTGTTTTCTGCTACTAAATCGGCAAATCGTCTTTGTAATGTTCTAGCAGATATTCCAACAACACTTCCAATTTCTTCCTGAGTACACCCAATCTGGCTCAAGGAAGCGATAACTTTTGTATCTACCTCTTTAGTTGGTCTTCCCATAGACTTTGTCTTAATTGTGTCAGTTGCCTTAGTTTTGTCGTTTTTCATAATGCGTTTATTTTAGTAATTTTGTTAGCAAAGTCCATAGTTTAGGGTTTTGTTTAAATATCTTAGTAAAGCCATTTCCTATCTCTATTGCCATTGGTTCTTCTCCCATAGTTCTAAATTTAATTTTAGATAGATGTGCAATTAAGTGAAATATCTCGTGAATTATTGTGTTAAAGAGTCTTTTGCCTTTTATTCTGCTATCCAACACGATTATTTTCTTCTCGGTTTCGTAATATCCATCAAGATTTTTAAGTGGTTTAAAATGTACCTTAATTTTCTTTCTACCATATAAAATGTGTTCTAAATGTGGCATTAATGTTTTTTAGAATTATCACTTTCAACAATAGCCTTGTAAAATTCAAGTTGCATCTTTAACCTTTTATTTTCAATAGACAGATTAATCAATCTTTTTCTTACATACTTAAATATTCTTAATATCGCACTCATTGGTATTCTTTGAGAGGCTCATCTTTCCATTTATGTTTTAAATACTTTTTAGAGTCTTTCAGCAAGATAGTATATTCTCCCCATTCCCCAATTTTCTTATAATCTTCCTTGCTAGACCTAATATCTTTTTTCTTATCCTGTATATTAGATATTAGTGTATTAGTATTATTTATTAGATACGCGGAGTCGTTGGTGAGTCGTTGGTTATCCACAGGCTCAACATATTGGAACTTGTCGTAATTAAGCACGGAAATTATAGTTATTTTGCTAAACTTAAAATCATTCGTTGGTTTCAATGTGGTGAGTCGATGGTTTATCATTCCTCGTCTTTTCAACCTTAAAATGAAAGTTCGCATAGCAGTATAAGGTATATTCCAAATCTTAGCATTTTTTCTTAAAGGAAATAT